GCAAAGCTCAAGGGCACAAAAAAGCAAGGCGATGAATGGCTCAGTTTTTCCGTTGAGGGCTTTGCAGTAGAGTGCATTGATAGTCAATCGACAACCCGCTTTTCTGCCCATGATGCACGTTTTCCCGATACTGATCGAGTGATTCCCATGGTTTTCAAGGATGAGGATGTAAAACCCTCAACATTTAACCCTGATCTACTTGTCCGCTTTATGGATGTTTCAGAGGAACTCTACGGGAAACGTCAAATTCCAATGGTTTTGCAACGGGGTAGTCAATCTTCTATTGTCTCATTCCCTCAGATGGATGACGCATTTATCGGGGTTATCATGCCTACCCGTGAATTTGCACCCGCTAAAGTGCCTGAATGGTGCTATTTGCCCTCAGTTAAGCCAGTAGAAGCCACTGAAACCGCTTAATTTCAGACTGCAAAGCCTCTTTTTAGGGGTTTTGTGGCCTGCAATTCGCAGGTTTTTAACATTCAAAAGGCTTTAACATGAAAACAACTGTTTACTTTTCAGAATTTTGCGATTATTTCCGTCAAATTCGACCCGATAACTTTTCCTATCAGGGTTTGCGGGTTCTTTTTGATTATCTCGAAGATATTGATTCTGATTTTGAATTAGATGTAATCGGATTATGTTGCGATTTTGCAGAATCAGATTATGAAACGATTGCCACTGATTATTCTATTGAGTTAGACCCTGAAATGGATGAAGATTACCAAAAACAGCAAGTAATCGAGCACCTAGAGGGTGAAGGGGCTTATGTAGGTGATTCGATCAATGGCATCGTTTTCCGTCAATTCTAAGGGGCTAAAAATGCACGATATAAAACAACAACTTGAAATTATTTGGGATGCTCTACACGCATATAGAGAAGATAGCGTGTCCGAAGGGGATGAAATGCACGATGCAATTTGGGATGAAGTTTGCACTGCAATGTCAGTTATTGAGGAAAATCTAAAGGCAATTGAATGATCTATGCAATAGCTGCGTTAATCCTTAGAATTCTATCAAGCAAACGATAAACCCAGAACCCGCCATAAAAAGCGGGTTTTTTTACGTCTATAAAAAGCCCTTGTTTAAGGTTCTAAGCCCTTTTGAAGCACCTACCCCAAGCACCCATGCTAGAAGTCGGCTTAAAAGGGGCTTGAATGGTCTTCTAGGGGCATTTCCTGCGTCAATCTGCGAATGGTAACGTCAAGGGCTGCCAGTTCATCCATTTTTTTAATTCGCCATATGGCCTTAGTGCCATGCCAACTATTGTGGCAATCCCTACATAAAGCGATAACGCAGTATTGTAATTTTTGCTCTATGTGATGTGCATCACTTGGCCCATGTTGATCGCATACTGAGCATGGCAATAGTTTAACTTTTCCAATGTGTAGCCTATGCCTTGCGCTTAGTTTGTTGTTCATTGGGTGTTTTTTATTTCATGCCTAGCACTGTATTGCTCAGTTCTAAATACCTCAATGCGTGTTTGTGCTGCCGTCATAAGCCAACGGTAACGCTCCTCTAATTCGACCGCCTCCCTGATGCCCTCTAAAATCTGAATGTACTCAGGGTGAGCATAGGCATAGGTTTCTTGCTTTCCAAGTACCTCAGTGCCAGCTTGTGACATGAGTTGCGCCTTGCGTGATTTTCTGAATTCCTCTAAGTACATTCTAGTAGCCTTAGCCTTGGAATATAAAGGGGCTGTTTCAATGAGAAACTCTATTGCTCTGTGCGGATTATCACTCATGCTTCGCCTTTTAGTTTAAGCCCATGCTCGGCTAGTTTCTCGATTATCTCATTAACACTTTTTCTACCCATATTGGGTGTTTTTAATAATCTGTCTTTAGTACAGTTTAATAATTGAGTTAATGTATATACTTCATCGGCTTTTAAACAACGCTCAGAACGTACAGTTAAATTGAGCTTTTCAATGCCATCAAAAACGATAGCCTCAGTTAAAGCCCATCTATGAAGTATTTCGTCTCTGCGGTCTAAAACACCCTCTGCTATGTAGTAGGCATCACGGGCGAAGTTATGCGGTAGGTTCTTTAGTACTTCTATTGCGATCTTGTCTAGTAGTTCTTCTCTTGTCATTGGTAATCCCTACATGAGTGGTTTTTTGCCTGTTCGCTACTGTCCCAAAGACCCGTGCAACCCGTACATTTGAATTTGCCCATGGTGATTGAAAACTTACCCGTTAGCCTTGGCTCTGGTAGTTCTAGTTGTTTGGCATAAGCTCGGTCTTCAATCAGCTTGGCAAAGCGCACAAGCCCATCTTCATCAAACTTCAGGCCGCTTACAGTGTGTTCTATTGCCAACTTAACAATGTCGTCTTTGGTCATACATCCTCCATCTTGTAGTTAAGTTTGTGATGCTGAAACCTCATGGCTGCTTCCATTTCCAATTCAGCACAAGCCTCTTGTGACATACATCCCACAATATCACGCCCAGAGAACCAAACTTCTTTTATTGATTCGTTATAGGTGGATTTGTCCTCGTCCATTTCGTATTCATAGACTACTGTCACTACTTCGCTACCTTGACCGATTGTTGTGTCAAATTCCCATGTGTGTTCCATCATTGACTCCTGTTTAAAACTGTTAATTTACTCTTGTTTATCAATAAAACCATTAGGACTTACCCTTAGTTTGCCTCTTTTACCAAAACCTCAACCTTGCCGATTTCCCCGTAAACCTTGGTGATGTGCAAACTTGTCACCTGCGAATCATTCAACATTACTACCCCTGCCATTCCATCGATGATTGCTTTTGCGGTGTTATCGCAATCGGGCTTCTTTAGGTGTTTTTCCTCTCCAGATAAACAAGCTAATCTGCGCTTTTTACTGTATGACACTGGAATAGCATGGGTGATGTAGATATAAGCCTCTACAGCCCCTTCCAATGGCTTAGATGCGCCCATTGCACAAGCCGCCATGTAATGAACTTCATCTTCATACGTTTTTGTCTTAGCAGGGGTGTAGGTTTGGACAAAGTTTCCTCGTCTGGCAAACTTAGGTCTTCCCTTAGCTACGGGTTCACCATAGATCGTAAAAAATACTTGGAAGCTCATAGAAGTGTCCCATCTTTGATTCGGTTCATATATTCCCTTATGCGATCTCTTGCACCAGTACCATAGATTCTTTCGGCTCGTTCTAATCTCGCCCTAATAAGGTCACGATTCTTTCCCCACTCCCAGTTGCGGTAGAGTTCTCTAGCTTCTGCTTGCTCTAGGATTACTCTATCGCTTGGGCCTTGAATGTTACGTCTGCTCCAGATCACCAGTAAGCTCCAATGCTTTGTTTATCAGGTGTATCGGAAATGGTACGCCCTCTTTTACTCTGTCTAACAGTCTCATTGCTTCAAAGTAGTTCATACAAATAAAAGTTGTTGGGTTTTTACAGTTGTTCCAGAGTCATATCTTTCTGAGTCACCTTTTGGATATGGCATAACTTCGTATTTCAATTTAGAACGTAAGACTTTTTTATCCGTTTTTGAACCATGAAAGATAATATATCTATGTTTTCTTGAACGCTCTGTGTAATAAAAATCATCACCATGAAGTTCTTTTATTCCCTCAAGTGTCATACCATCACTTATGGTTTTTGAATGTTTATGTTCTTGTCCTTTAATAGTCCAATCAACTCTATTTGCTGAAAGTCCTGTGTAAATGAAATTGGTGGCTTGATAAACATAGCCAACATGACCCTTACTGGTATCAGCATAAGAAACAACAATCATTGGTTTTGGCAATAACTTGATTGAATTCGCAACAAGGAATGATGCTTCATTTTTGTGGTTGTCCAACAAACAGACTCGATTTAGCTCTAAAACTTTGTCTGAGTATTCTTTGCCACAGATTCCCATGCAAAGTGATGGCGAGGCAGGGATGCCATAAGTTATTACACCAACAAGAATATCATCCTTATAAAGCCCAAACGCAAACATTATTTGTGGCATACGCTTGGCATAGTGTTTTTCAAGCAACCAAGGCTCAACTTCAAAGTTGTTAATTGGAAGAACTTTCATTTGTCCTCCACTTATGTTTTTCAAGCCACTTTTTAGCCTTCTCTTTTGCTTCTAGGGCTGCTTGTTTATCGGCTTGGGTAGCTTGCTTCTCAATCTGCAAAACTTCTTTGACGGGGATGTGTGGCCCTTGGTTGCACAAGTTTCTAAACTTGATGGCACTCGGAATAAACTCTCCCTCTAGTTTGGCAATGGCAAAGTCCATGCTTGGGCGGTATGTCAGGAATCGACCTAGTTGGTTTTTCCACTCTTGCCGAACAAACTCTGGGTCTATGCCATCAAAGTGGCGATTAAATGGTGTTCCAAAGATAGCCATCATTCTCGCAAAGATGTAATCTAATCCTTGGTCTTGCGTACAAAAATCAGTTTCCGAGTAGTTTGACATTGCCACCTCCGATTAAACCTCTTGTTAAACCAGAGATAACTCTTTGGTTCATTTGACCCGTCTTGCTGAGATTCTTTTCCTCGGGCTTTAGCCACTCAGCTTGCAAACCCTGAGAACCTCTGGCACACCAAACTGTCAGAAAGTCGCTAAAGCTCATGTTTGCTTTAGACGCTTCTTGTCTAGCACTTGAAACTACAGTTTCAGTTACGGGAGCTTTCTTGGCTTTCCTAAGTTGTTTCCAATCATCCCAAATTTGTTGGTCAACATCTGGTGGACAGGCAACGATAGTTGCTCTCTTCTTGTGTTCTATGTCTTGTGTTATGTGTACTGTGTCTTGTGTAGCATTGCATTCGGATTGCGTTGGCAATGCGTTCGCATCACTAACTTTATTCCATCTTGCTTTGGCAGAAGCACTTGCCTTCTGAGACTTATCTCCAACCTTCTCAATTTCCTTGTTGGCACGATGATGTATCCATCCATCCGCAGTGCGCTCAAAAAACTCTTGCAATACAGTCGCAATGCAATCGCTATGCGTTCGCATACGAATCTGCCTAGAAACTTCATTTAACTCAAGTGGAATTGGAGATTCGTGTAGATAGTACCAATCAAGCAATCGCCTGTAGGTCAAATCCTCTATCTCAGAAAGGTGCATGGTGTGACTGTTGTAGTCACCAATATTGAACTGGTAGTAGTGCATATATTCCGCTTTTTAAACCACCCTTAGAAGGAATTGCCAGCAGGAGAAGGGTTAACTCTTTTCGGTGCGCTCATGACTTCGCACCTAGCTGGATTCCATAATATCAAACTAATTCTACTTTGTAAACTCAAATATATTGATTATTTGTGATTTCATTTGTTGGTTTTCTGCCAAACAAACGAACAGCTTGGGCGTTCATAGAAGCATACTCAGACTTAGTGAAGATGCCCTTTGCGTTCCTAATGTCAAACGGATTCAGCAGATCACGAGGCTCTTCTACCTTTTCAGCCTCAATCATATGCGGCTCTAACGTGTACTGAGAAACCCAAGAACGACCCAACTTAATCTTTCCGATTTTTAGTTTTTTCTTGTAGCTCATCTTTGTGCAACAAGCTGCAATGGATAGTCTTGGTATGCCTGTTAAGTCTTCTATTTGGTAGGAAGTAAGTGGGCCGTTTTGTAATGCTCTGATAACGGATTCTTGGGTCATTTGTAAAGGTTCTCCAGGTTAATTGTTCGGTTTAGATGGAGTTCTAGCGTTCTGGCAAGCAAAGCTGTTACAGCCGCATCAAAGTCCTCTGGTTCGGTTGTATAAGCATCTGCCATTGTTTGAGAGTACCCAAGCAAGGCTTCAGCGCATCTTTTTTCAAGTATTTCAGTTTTCATACTAAGAATACTACTGTTGTTTTTATGCTTGTCTATTAGGGTTTATCCCTAGAGATTTCCTGTAAAACCTATGGCACATTAGTGGTGTGGGCAAACAGTAACCCACGCTTAACAGGAGTAAATATGCCGATTCTTAATGGAAAAATGGTTGTAGACCTAGAAGTAGATGGAGTAGATAGCAGAGACTTTCCAGACTTCTCTGATGCCTACTTTTCAAGTGGATGCTACGAAGATGGAACACCATTGACAGAAGATGAGTTGAACAAACTTACCGATCTAGCGGGTGATGTTCTGTGGACAATGGCTTACGAAAGTTTCCATTGATGAAAACACTATTCCAAACCTATGTGTCAGAGTTCTCAGACATACACTACTGCCCCTATTGCCTGGCAATCAAAG